TCATCGACAAATGCTGCAATCGCTTCTGGTTTCACGATACGAATACGGCTACGTTCATCGTTTAGACGGCGTAAATGCGCGCGATTGCTTGTGTAGTCTAATTGCGCGCCGACAAAAGCCTGTTCTGAGTCAATGTTATTACGGTTTGTGACATGGCGTTCTTCTGTATCGCCATATTGAAAGTAATGGTGAGGTGCTTCTGAGTAGACAAAGACCTCTTCGGATTGTACGACATCGCCTGTTATGCCTCCTCTGACTGATTCGCCTGCGACAAATGTGCCATTCACGTTCTTAATGATGAGTTGGTTGAGGTCAATGTTCTTTTCGACCAGGATTCCTGCTGCGTTCGATGTTAAACCAGTGATTTGTTCTCCTAGCTTAAACCTTCCTGACAGTGAATCAACGAACGAGTTAACTGTTCCATCAGAGTTCTTTAACAATGTAGGATGTGTATTGATGGCAAATCCGCTATACTCAGTGTTAATATAGTCTGCTAAGACCTCTTCTGACATGGGCCAAGCTCTTGTTCCATCGTGAAGAAACTCATTGACCACGAAAAATGTCCAATAAAAGTCAGGTGTACCATATAATCTTTGTGATACTATGTCAGGTCTTTCGCCATTTTGAACCGTATAGAACTTGTAAACGGCCATATCGTCAATGAAGTTCTGCAGTGGTCGTACATTTCGAAAGATGTTGACAACACTTTGAACCGCGCCATCTGCGTATAAATCGTAATCTACCTTTGGAAATTGTTTAAAGAATGACATTAGCCGTTACCTCCCGCTGTTGATACACTACTTTTCTGTGCTGGATATGTTCTGTTTGGTACGATATCGCCTGGAGCAACGTCATCAACGTTATACAAATCGTCTCTTGTTAACTGTCTTTGTTCCTGGAATGATAGTTCAATGGTTGTATCGACAGGTGAACCATCAGCGTGGAAAATGTTTGATTGTTCGTTATACGAAACTGTCATACCAGTTAAATAAGAATCGAACAAATGTGGTAAGAATTCGTTAACTTCTGTACCTTTCATGAACTTAATTCGGAATACTGGAGGGTATTTAAGGATATACTCACCTTCTTTCTTGGCATACATGTACTTTCTAAAGGTGTTTTCTATTGTTTTGACGACCTTTGCTTCCTCAGCTGACTCTGTTACCAGTGTAAATCCTAATGAAAATGTTCTGATTGATGACCCTTCATAGGTCAAAGTTGTGGCATTGTTTACTGCAACACCTGCATTTAACATTGCTGCATCTGCTGCACCGAATTGTTCAACGCCTACAGCTTTTAGAATAGCCGCGCCAATACCTATTGCTTCGACATCTGCCTCATTCTTTCCTGCTGTTTTTGCTTCATCTCTTAACTTATCTCTTTGTGTAATTGCGTTAATCATGCCTAAATCAATTGAACCAAAGTTGGCTGTATCACCTAACTGAAAGTTTGGTGGAATGTAGAGATGTATCTTAAATAAGTCTGAGTCTAAACCAGTGCCAATGATTTGAAAAGATACATGATTTGCGACTCCATCGTCGATATCTTTTCTTAATGTACTGGGAAATGCTATTGTATTTGCCATTCTTTTGTCCTATAAATAACTAATGTTAAACAACTATTAAATCTATTTATAAGGTTTGGACATGAGTTATAAAGGTAAATACGCAATAAAGAATAAGAATAAGTACATTGGTGACCCAACCAAGGTAGTATATCGTTCATTATGGGAACGACAAACGTTTAAGTGGTGTGAATCATCTCCTCGAGTTAAGAAATGGAACTCAGAAGATATCGTAATCCCTTACAAATGTAAAACTGATAATAAAATACATCGCTATTATGTAGACTTATTGGTTGAATTAGACAATCGTGAAATCATTTTGGTAGAAATCAAGCCAAAAAAAGAAACAATCCCACCAAAAAAGAGAGCTAAAACAAAAAGATATATCAATGAGGTGATGACATATGTTAAGAATACATCCAAATGGCAGGCTGCTCAACAATATGCTGACCATAAAGGATGGAAGTTTCAGGTATGGACAGAAGAAACTTTAAAGAATCTTGGCATCAAACTCTTGAAAAGCTAGTATAAATAGACTATATGGCTAGTTTATTTGACACTCTACAAGCACAAGCATTCCGCGCAGGAGTTACTGCAAGGACGAATAAATCACGTGAATGGTTTCAGGCTCGTGTGAAAGAATTAGGTTCAGTTAATCGTCAACAGTTAATGAAAGATGATGCTCTTGACCCTGTTTCAACTGAAATAGCTGGTAATATGTATATGTATTTCTATGACCCAAAGATGAAAAAGACTTTACCTTATTATGATAGGTTTCCATTAACGATTATGGTTGAGGAAGCTCCAGGTGGATTCTATGGTTTAAACTTACATTACCTAAGACCAGACATTAGAGCTAAATTCCTGGACCAATTGATGCAAACAGCACCAAAGAATCCTAGAGAAAAAACACGCTTAACTAAAATGCGTTATGAATTGTTAAAAAATGTTAGAAAGTATAAGGAGTTTAAACCTTGCTTTAAACATTACTTAACCAGCCACGTTAAATCAAAAATGGTTAGAGTACCAATGACCGAATGGGAAATTGCAGTATTCTTACCAACAGAACAATTTACTAAGTCCACCAAATCTAAAGTATGGGCTGAAAGTATTAAGATTGCTAGGAGTTAAACATGTTTGGAAGTAATGGTAACATCGATACATTAAAGAGTACAATCGCTAAAAAAGGCGGATTGGCTAGACAAAATAGATTTAATGTAATCTTTACTCCTCCTACACAATCTCTTTTAAATTTAAATCCAGAAGTATTAGTTGGTTCTTTACTTTCTGGTAATACTCCTAGTGTTAAGAATTTAATTAATGACCCTAGGGATATAGCTTTGTTATGTGAATCAGTGAATTTCCCAAGTAGAACTATTTCTACAAATGATGTTGCACTTGACCGACAGGTTAATCAGTTTCCATATACAGTAATTGATGGTGAAGTTTCAATGAGCTTTATCCTCACTAACGATTACTATATGAAAACAATGTTTGATGGTTGGCAATCAGGTGTACTCGATGTAGATACTTTTACTGTGGGTTATAAAAACGACTATTCAACTGATGTAATTATTCAGCAATTGGATAGTAATAATAAGCCAATATATGGCGTTAAATTAGAAAAAGCTTTTCCGACAGTTGTAGACCAAATTGAACTATCTCAAGAAGGTGGTGAATATGCTAAGCTATCGGTTACTTTTTCATATGATAAATATGTTGTAGAAGGTCCGTTAAGTTCCACAGCTTCTGTGCTTGGTTCTGTTGCAGACCTACTTGGATAATATAATAGGAGAAAATTATGGCTTTGCCAGTAGTGAATGCTTCTCGATATACTACGGTTGTACCTAGTACTGGAGAAGAAATTGAATTTAGGCCTTTCCTTGTAAAAGAAGAAAAGGTCCTCATGGTCGCTTTAGAATCTAAAGATAATAAAATGATTATGAGAACATTAAAGGATGTGTTAACAGCGTGTACATTTGATAAATTGGACGCTAATAACCTAGCTGCTTTTGATTTAGAATATTTGTTTTTACAATTAAGGTCAAAAGCTGTAGGTGAAACTGCTAAGATTTCTTTACAATGTAGAGCTGAATCATGTGATGAAACAGCTGCACATAATGTACCTTTGGAACAAATTAAAATTGATGTTCCAACTGATGACGATAAAATTGTTATGATAACCGACGATGTCGGTATGAAATTTAAATATCCATCTGTTGATGATATTGAGAAATTAGATGTTGCTGACGTAGAAGCGCTAACACCTGAAGAACAGTTAGACAAAACTATGTTAATGATTCTTAATTCTCTTGATTGTATCTTTGATGCTGATAATGTATATCCAGCAGAAAATGAAACATCAGAACAGTTGGTTGAATTTGTTGATGGTTTAAACTCAACGCAGTTTGCTAAAGTATCTGCGTGGTTCTCATCAATGCCAACACTTAAACATACTCTGGAATGGAATTGTAAAAAGTGTGGACATGAGAACAGTGTTGAATTGAGAGGCCTACAGAATTTTTTTACTTAGGCCTTTCCCATGATACACTTGTAAACCATTATAAAACTAATTTCGCGATGATGCAACATCACGGATATAGTTTAACAGAATTAGAGAATATGATGCCCTGGGAAAGGGAAATATATGTAACGCTATTACAGCAGTTCATTAAAGAAGAAAATGAACGTAATGCTGAAGCTGAGAGGAAAATGAAACGATGACAGAAGAAGTAAAAAACGCTGGGTATCATCCCGCAGACACCAACGGAGACGGAAAGGTGAGCAAAAGAGAACAAGATATGTATCTCGAATTTAAACGTAAAGAGCTTGAAGATGCTGATGCGATGAGAGATGCACAGCGACAAATGGCTTGGTATTCATTATATGGAATGTTACTATACCCAGTTTTAGTAATTGGTTCTAATGTAGTCGGATATGAAAAAGCCGCTGATATCCTAGGGGATATGGCAGGAGTATATTTTATTGCTGTTGCTGGTATTGTTGCTGCATTCTTTGGTGCACAAGCAATGGGTAAGAAGTAATGGAAGGTTTAGCAGAATTAAATAACCTAAGCTATTTTGATGGTATTGTAATTACCATTTGGTTAGGTTTATTATATTATGGAAAGTGTTGGATAGATAATCACTTTAATAATAAGGAATAGATAAATGGCAGACGATAAGAAGATAGCCTCTGGTTCAGTAAACGATTTAGTAAAAGCCTTTGAAAAAGATAGAAAAGGCCAGTTTGAAGCTAATAAAGCTCAGGTCAGTCGATTAGAAGAAATCGCTGATAAGATTAAAGACCAAACTGATACAATCGATTTACAAACCAAAAATGATGGTGCAACATCAAAAAGCTTACGTAAGCTTGAGATGACCACTGCTGCAGGTGACCCTCTTATCCAACAATTAAGAGAAGATTATGAAAGGTCCAGTGCTTCGCTAGAGTCTGCTATAGCAAGCGGTGACCAACAACGAATTGAAATGGCTCGTAAGCAAGTTGAAGCTACAGAAAAAACAATTCAATCTGAAGAAGATAAAAGAGAAGCTCTTAAAAAACAAGAAGAAGCCAATTCACTATTAACAAGAATTGGTGATGGCGTTTCAAACTTTACAAGTAATGTCGGCCAAACAGCTGGTTTCCTAGCAGGTATTGCAGGTCTGGCTACTCTATTCTTTTCACCAGAAACATTTGGTAAGATTGTAAGAAAAGCTATTGATACTGTATCGGCTATTGTTTCAGTTATAGATGATTTTATTAATGGAGATTTTGAGTCAGCGAAAGCAACAATTAAAGAAAACTTTGCAGAATTTGGAACTATTTTAGGTGTAGGTATTATCCTAGCATTACCTAAATTATTAGGTGTATTCCAAAAATTAAAAACTGCATTTACTACATTTGGTGTCTTTATGAAATCAGAGTTTGTAAAGAACATGATGTCAAATCTAAAATCAATGATGAAATCAGTTGGCGGTGCGTTAATGAATCCAATCAAAACATTAACGAATTTATTTACTGCATTCCAAACAACTATGATAGGTAAATTCCTAGTACAAATGACGGAAAACTTAAAGTCCATGATGGCTTCAGTTGGTAAAGCTTTAATGAATCCTATTACAACATTAAAGAATTTATTCCTAGCCTTTAAGTCATCAATGATAGTTACATTCGTAGTCGATATGACTAAAAACTTAATGTCAATGATGGCATCAGTAGGTAGTGCATTAATGAATCCTATTGCCACATTACGAAAACTATTCACTGGCTTTAGAGTATTCATGACAGCAACTTTCATTCCCGGAATGATTGCAGCTTTATCTGGAATGATGGCATCTATTGGTGGATTACTAGTTGCTATGGCTCCTATACTTATTCCAATCCTAGCCATTGGAGCACTATTTGCAGCTATAGCATTTGCACTCACAAAAGTTAGAGATGCTATGGGATTCACATCAGTATTCGATGTTATAATGTATGGGTTATCATTTATCCAAGATGGTTTTGCTCATTTAGGAAATGTATTCATTAAAATAGCTAAAAAGATTGCTGGACTTGGAGCAAGATTACTTGAATTCTTAGGTGTTGATGTACCTGATTGGGTATATAAAGCTCGTGATATGGAATTATTACGAACAGATAATGCAGCTAGAAAGAAAGTAGAATTACAAGCTAAGGCGGAACAACAAAGGATTGAAAAAGAACAAGAGGCTATGCGACAAGAAGAAGCTACAAAGCCTGACGCTACTGGTACTGACCTAATCAATACCTCAACAGAAAATGCATTAGCAACTCCTGCTGCTGCAAATCCAGTTGTAGTTTCAAATCAACAAAGCAGTAATGTTAATAACGCATCTACTGTCACATCAAATATCATATCAGGAAGACCTTTAAGAACTTCCGGCCTACAACTATCATTCTCTAGATAAAAAAAGGGGAGGTTTCCCTCCCCAGATTTCGGCCGTAATATGTATACCTATCCAGCCTGGCAGAATGTTCGTATCACCTTAACAGGGTCATCTACTTATTCCACTACTCCTTCGCTAATTTAGCAAAGTAACTTAGTGTATCTTCGTCATCACCATCATCAGTCGCTGTATCAGCCATGGGCTCTGAAGCGGCTGTCGCCATTGGTTGTTCAACTACTGGAGCTGATTCCATTGGGGCATCCATTGACACACCGGCGTCGACTCCAAGAACTCTATTCAATTTAGCTTTTAGCTCATCGTATGTTTTGTAGTTCTCTGGATTTAGAAAGTCTTGTAAGGAGTATAATTGGTTATACACTTCCTCAAGTCTTGCCTCTTCGCCTTCATACAGTGCTTTAGGTGCAGCAAACTCTGACTTATCATAGTTTACCCAACCTTCGACTTTTCTGATTTTAATCTTAAAGTCAGCACCTTCCCAAAAATCGTAAGGGTTCACTGGTTCTTCATCGGCAAATTGTGGTTGCATAACATCCATAATTTTATCGAAGATTTTCTTACCAAACTTATATAGTTTTACCTTACCTTCATTTTCAGGGTTCGCTGGGTCAGAAACGATTAGCACATTTGATACATAATGTAGTCTACGCTTTCTGTCCCTTGCAGTTGCTTTATCCTCGTCCCTGCCAGAATTCCACAGCACAGTGTTCATTTCTGATACTGGGTCTTGTTGACCAATAGAGGTTAAAGAGTTTTCTATATACCATAGACCTGTAGGCCCCTTGAACCCGTGGTCCCAATATCTTACCCAAGGAAGGTCTTCACCTTCTTTGGCAGGTAAGAATCTTACGACTGCGAATCCATTGCCAGCTTTATCTCTGGTAGGTTTCCAAAATCTGTCATCTTCGTAAGAAGAACTTTCAGTTTTTGGCGTGGATACTGCCTCTGCAGCTTTTACGAGTTTATCGATAGATGAGCCTCGTGTGCTCTTTAGATTTTCAAACGACATAGTATTTCTCCGTATTGCGTTGTATTTCTGAATTATCCACTTTATACATTATATAGATTTATATTATACCATACTTTCATGGTTTTGTAAAGGCCTTTTTGCAAATAAGTTTGATTTTATTTGCATCGAACTTTACGAATGGAGTAAACTTCTCAATGAGTCTTTTCTGGTCAGGCCAAATAATAGTGTCCTTAATCTTCTTAGACTCTCGAGGAATAAACCCCAATATGGAATTAAGAATAACTACTGTTTCCAATAGTATTTCTTCTTGCATCCATAACTTTATGATTAGAGGATGTTGCCCATCTTCTGAAATTAGAAGTTGTTCTAAATCATAATCACTTAATTTATTTATATCAACTTCAAAGGTTCGATGAATACTTTCTTGAACTTTTTTGTAGTTTCTATAATTCTGTTCTGCTTCTGAATCTAACATATCACCTACATATTTGCCATTATTAACAAATTGTGATACATAAAAATCCATTAAATTACCATTATATTTTTTCGCTAACTTAGCAAAGAAATATTTATCCTTACGCTTTAAAAACGAATTGGTAGTTACATTTGATTTAAAGTTATATTTCACTGCATCATAATTAGATTCGAAATGTAACTTTAAAGCATTGTATAACTTATATGACTCAAATGGGTCATTCATACTGGTAAACTATTCTTTTTCTTTTGTTTAATTAAATTCTTTTGAGTAACTTGAGCTTCTAGTTTTTCTTTTAATGAATCAGTAAGAAGTTTTGGTACGTTTCTCATATCCAATCCTCTTTGATTCACAATGTAAACCATTGCATCAAGGTAATCCATATCTTTTCTTTGCGAAACCAATTCTTCTACAGCTGTAGAGAATCGTTTTTTAGTCATTATCTTTTCTTCAATCATAATCCTATAGTACCCTTAGCAGGATTGTATCAGCGTTAATCCTGCCATTTGGTACAGTAATTTTTGTGGTTAATATATCCCACACCTGTTTCTGAATTTTAGTCGGTGCGAGGGTGAGTACATTGGGTAACACATCTTCTGGTTTTCTAAGCTTTGTGGTTTTAGATAGCTTATCGTCAAAGTTTTTAATTGATGTACCTTTTACTTCAAACCCTGCTGTAGTTGTAGAGTAATACTCTGTCAGCTTTCTTGTTTTAGTGTTATAGGTAAACAACCTTTCCTTACCAGGAATCATAACTGGATTGATTGATGTTAGTTTTGCATCAACATCTTCTAGTTTATATTGGAGCTTAACGACTTGTTCGTCTGATGCCTTTCTCTTTTTGGCCCTAGGAACTCTAGCTGATTTGGCATTTAATTTTGCTCTTGCTACGTGCTCTAGGATTTTTTCTAGGAGTGTCATCATTTTCTTTTTATTACCTTTAGAGACATGTGAATAAGCTTCTACAGCCTGGTCACATGTTTTATTATAGGCATCAGACACCAAGTCTAGCTCAAATTGAATTCTATCTGCGAATATGTTTACACCCGCACCTTTAATTTTATGCACCTGTAATAATGAATATGCTGGGAATTTAATCTTATCATATTCACCGTCCATCCATTTATCAACTACCATTTCATCAAAGTCACCCCAAATGGTATCGAGTACTTTCTTTTCCATTCTTTGGCGAGGTGTAATTACAACCGCAGGTGCAGTTGATTTTTGTTCTGTCACGATAGACTTACCAATCTTTAAGCATTCTCTTAAATGCTTTTCAATTCTTTGTGGAATAGTTTCATCTGTGGAAGTTGGCATATCATCGAGTGGAATACCTGCATTAATGCATCGTATATTATTACCCGTGCCTTGATTTAGTCTCCAGTTTTCTACTTTCTTTAAAGCTTGAATATCTTTCTTAGAAAATCCTAATACCTTTTCGGCATAGATTAGAATAACTGGTGCGTTTGATTTTGCGTTATTGTAATAGTTAAAATAACGAGATGACTGTGAAAATGCTTTACTTAGTTCTTCACCTTTTAACTCTTGACCATGATAATTTGGTTCACTGCCAAGATACTTATCTTCGAGGGATGGCCCTCTACGTTTTGCTTTTGCCATAATATACTCCTAAAATATAAATCTATTATACCAGGATTGAGTCTAAATGTACAGTGTTATTTTTATGTTGGACCGTATTTAGTTGTATGAGTTATTGTTTCTCCACCATAATTTGGTACTAACTCTCCTCTTGCATTCAATTTTCCTGGCATGGGTTCATCTGAAACTCCTTTTAACCATGAATCTCTATGAGATTCTACTGTTTCTAAACTTTCGCCTGGGTAAAAATCAACGCCTAAAGTATAGTGGTCTTGTACATATAAGACACCGTATACTAATTTAGGTATGGCGTATTCATCAATATGACTTACTACGACTCCTTGATATCTACCTTTTACATCTTTAGATATAAATGTATAATCATTACTTTTTAAATAGTTATTTTGGTAATCCATATATGCTCCTCTATTAAACTATTTATAAGTTATATCTTTTCACCTGGTTTTAAACCTCTCCAACCTTTAAACCTAGGAAATCTTATACTATGCTTTCCATCAATCATTTCAGTAACTGAGTCACCTCTAATTTCAACAAGATATCCTATATATTTATCTCGATTATCCCAAATTATTTGTCTATCTTCGTCGGTAAATCCTGAGCCTACATTAGTCTTAATTAATTGGCCTGTATCTACTCCTTCACAAACTAAATTTCCTAAGCGTCCTTTATTTTTTCCAGTGCCTTCTTCAATATCAATAATTGCTAGTGTTTTTTCAACAAATGGTTTAACTTTTAACCATGAGTTACTTCTACCAGCTCGCCATAATGAATTTCTATCTTTTACAATGATTCCTTCAAATTCATATCGTACAGCTTCATCTAGATAATAAGATAATAATTTAGATGATTCGCCTGTTGTTACTCCATCTCTATTTTTTCTTCTTAAATCTACTTCATTATATTCTACACATTGTATTTGTTCAGCCCAGAAAAAGTCTGGTAATGTTCTACTCAATTCATTTAATTGCTCTTTTCTTTCAATAAGTGTTTTTGTACTCTCGCCCTTAACAAATTCATCATAAGGTATAACATCAAATATTGCATAATAAAGGTCTTCTTTCATTTTTATTTCATATTTTTTATGCAAGAAATGCATTAACTCAGCAAAGCTTGAACTCATTAATTCACCATCAAAAACAAGCCCTTGTAGTTCAGGTACATTTAAAATATTATGAACTTCATTTGGAATTATTTTAGGATTAATTTCCTTTCCATTACGTGTATAATAAGTTACTTTATTATTATTAATAATTGCTATACATCTTACACCGTCGTATTTATTTTCAATAATGGATTCACCCATTAAATGTTCTTTATCTTTAGAATCACTTGCTAATTGAACACCGAATGTTTTTATTAAATTTCCACCATAGCTTTTATTAATAGTTTTTGCAGTAATTCCACATTTTAAATCTTTCAATAAAATTCTACGATACCAGTAGTTCCATTCGTCTGGAGTTTTAGTATTACCCATCACATATTCACATAAGTCTTTAGCATCATTACCAGTAATTCTTCTACTTCTTAATTGTTTTAAGGCTAATACTTCAAAATCGTTATAGCTCACATATCTTGGAATTGCCATAGATACTTGTTCATACATTTCTTCATTTCCTGTTGAAAATCTTGACCCTCTAATCAGAGCATGAGCTACAGCTGGAGCTAATGGAACTTCTTTTTCTTTTATTGGTATTTGTTTAATACCATAAGTTATATACGGGTCATAACATGCAATAAGACCTCGCTTAAATTCATGATTTTTGCTTTGTGATTTTAAAATTTCTATCTTATCATTTCTACCAGGAGTATTTTCTAGTAGTTTAATGATATCCCATGGTTTCATATTTTCCATACTTTTTCCTAATAAAATTCCCCCCGCCAAAAAGGAGTGAGTGTGTCGGCGGGGGGCTAAAACTACTCCACCAAAGCTTTAGATAAGTCTTCGGTTGGTATAGTTTTAATTC